GTCGGGGATTGGGTGAAAGAGATGGTGAAAGTTTTTCGCGAGGTTCGCCGGGTTCTTCGAGATGATGGAACGCTGTGGCTCAATCTGGGCGACAGTTACACGGCCAGCGGTTGTGGCTGCGACACGGGCCGAAGCGGGCTGCAGGGGAGCACTGAATCCCAGGATCAAAGTAAGCTGGCAAAAAGTGGGAATCGGATCGGCAATCGATCCAGCTTCAGGCGCGACCGCCAGGCGTTTCGATCAGTGCCGCACAAGGCCGCCGCAAAACTACCGAGCAAAAATCTGATCGGGCTGCCGTGGATCGTTGCCTTCGCGCTCCAGGCAGATGGATGGATCCTTCGTTCGGACATTATCTGGCACAAACCAAACCCTATGCCCGAGAGCGTCACGGACCGACCTACCAAGTCGCATGAATACATTTTCCTGTTCAGCAAGAGGAAGAGTTACTTTTACGACATGGAGGCGATCAAGGAGCCCGTGAACGGCAACGCGCACTCCCGCGGTAACGGCGTCAATCCGAAGGCCACAAAGGACGCCAAAGGCTCAAAACAGAATGCCAGCTTCTCGGGCGCCGTGACTGAGTTGGTCGCCAATCGGAATAAACGGACAGTTTGGACGGTGCCCACATTCGCATTCCCTGGAAACCATTATGCGACTTTCCCGCCTGCGCTGATCAAGCCGTGCATCCTGGCCGGTTGCCCCACTGGCGGAGTGGTTCTCGATCCATTCGGTGGATCCGGTACGGCCGGCATGGTTGCGCTGGAACTTGGTCGAAGAGCGATTCTCGTGGAATTAAATCCTGAATATGCCCGAGAGGCCGATCAGCGTTGCCATGTCACGCCCGGGCTCCCGCTTGGCGTGTAATCGCTTGCCCTGACCGACTTTTTGGCGCATAGAAGTTTCGTGTCCACGGTCAAAGACAAGCCAATCGTTCTAAAGGTCGAGGTGCCTGGCAGCGGAAAGCCACTCAACGGCGCCGAAGGAGACGAAGCCGCCGCAGAACTCGGGCTGGCCCGCGTTTCAAACAAGCTCGTCAAAACCATGGCCCGGCTGGGCGTTGACATTGAACTGGCCGGCATCGTTCACACCGACCGCGGGTTCGCCTTCGCCACGAAGGAAGGGCTGTGGGAATGCGCCGATGCGCTCAAAGGGAAAATCAACAAGACCGCCAAGCTGGAGGATCTTTGCGAAATCGCGACGGCCCTCGGGAAGATCGCCAAAGGGATCTCCGTCCTGTCAGGTAAAAACATCGGCGGCGAGGACGCCCCGAAACCACCTGACAAACCGCGGCAATCCTTCATCCCAGGCCAGACGGTCGAATTTCACCAGCATACGCACGTCCACAACGAAAAACCATGAGGTTGCTGGAGAAAATCAATCGCTTCCCCCCGCGCATCGTTCGGTTGATCGCCGCCGATCTCACGACGCGACAGATCGCGCTGCGTTCCGGCATCCCGCGTTCGACCGTCCACCAAGTGTTTTTGAAGGATGACTGGAACCAGGTCACGAATGAAGTCACTGACCGAATTACCATGGCCTGTGGCGTCAACTTACTCACGCACAAGCGGCACAGGCAGAATCTAAAGAATAGGTTGCGGTCGATTGGTAAACTCGCCAAGAGGATCAAGCCGACCCAACGGAAGATGTTGAACCGGCTGCTATCGGTCAAAGCCGCATAGACACGAGCCTCGGCTTCCCGTCCCCGACCGTGGGTTTGAACGCGGTCTCCGCAAGCTCCTGAGCGCCCTCCATTAGTAAAACATAGGTCGCCGCGTCAAGAATGTGGCGATGGATGCCGGTCACTTTCCCGTCCTTGTCGGTGGCGGCGTTCTCGATGGCGGCGATCAATCGCGGACACTGGCTGCTGATGAAACAGCGTTTTTCTTTGATGAGCCGGCGCAGCAATCGTTGCCGCGTTAAAACGCTCCCATTCGGTTTGTGAACGCCTTGAAAATTTATCGCTCCGTGAGTGCTGGCCAAAATCTCAAGATTGTCGAAACCGATCCCGGTCGGACGGTACACCGTCAAAGCTGAATCGTCCGCATAATGCGTCCAACCGAACTTGCGTGCGTACAGCTTTTCAAGATCAGTCATCAGTCTCAGCATTTCCACTCCCAGATCAGAGATTTTGATCCGTTCCCCGATTGACTCGATTTCCCTCAAGAACATCCAGACAGGCCACTCGACATCATTCAGGCTTACGATGCGCTTCTCTACAATCGTGAACCCGTGATTAACGCTCCCTCCGATGTCGGCTCCGGTGTAAAGGTCCGAAGTCGTTGGCGATAACTCGATCTTCTCACCCTTTTCAGGGTCCTCCTCGATGACGTGAATGTCGCGACTGAACACGTCGGCGAAGATTCGGTTGGCGCCGCCGCTGCCGGCCACCCATTTGCCCTCGACGTCTCGCGCGTACTCGCCCGGGTCGCCTGAGTGCAGGGCCTTGCGATCCTCGATTTGATCCGTAGTCAGCCCCTCGTTGTCCTCGAGGAAAAATTCCATGAGACGAAGCGATTTCTCGAATTTTTCCCGGCAACGTTTGATCTCCTCGCCCTGCGCCCTGTTGTTGTCGGCGCCGGTCAGCGTCACGGCGGACCAGTCGCGTTTGTACCAGAACTTGTATATCCACGATTCCTCGCCCTCAACGGCCGGGTTGGTGTCCGCCAGCCACAGATGCTGCCACGGTTTCAAATGGGGCATTCGAAGCTGCTCCCACGAGACAGTGAAGATCCGCGGGTCCTTGAAGTTGCCCAGCTCGATCAGCCGGATCCCGCTCCAAAATGAATCCTTGAGCTTGGTCTCGATCTCGCAGTCATGTTCAACGGACAGAATGCGTATCTCGCTTTCCCCGCCCCACGCGTTGCTAAACCGACAAAACGGCGTGCGCGTCCGACCGTCAGTCTTGAACCCCGGGATCCCGTCGCCGTCGCGCGTCGTGTATTCGAACCCGATGCCGGCATCGATCCACCGCGGCAGCACGTATTCCGTGAGCCGTTGTTGCGTCCCTGAGTCCGTGGTGTTGCGCAGTGTCTTGTTGATGATGGCAAACCGGCCATTTGGTGTCTCCCAGAGGTGGCGGATCATCCTGTCGTCGCACCCGAAGCTCTTGGCGCTGTAACGCGGGCCGCTCACCAGAACCGCCGTTGGCGAGTTCGGATGATTTTTGCCGGCATCCTGCTCCGTCCCGATGTTGAACAGGATTCGCTGCTTTGTGTAGAGCCAGTCCGGGCTCCATGGCTGTGACATGCCGGAAATCTGCCTTGCCATCGGTGCCGTGGCGAGCCTACGTTGGCGACCATGAACGCACTCGTGATTTCCCAAGAGACTCTGGACGACCAACTGCCCCAATGCAAAGACGGTGAGACGGGCGATTTCACGATAAAAGGCGGCACGCTCACAATGGTCCCGGGCGTCGGCGCCGTCGTGTCTGGCGATAACATCACCAAATCCGGCTACGAGAACGAGGGCGGCGCCGAGACCGAGGCCGAAGGAGGCATCGAGGAACCCAAGATGTCGCCGGCGGCGATGGCGGTCGTGGGGCGCAAAGGCGCAGTCGTGGCACGCAGGGGCTACTGAACGATTCCATGATCGATGTCCGGATCCTAAAGAAACACGGCTGTTCCGCGGAGGCGTGGAGAAAAATCTTCGAAGGGCGTATTCGCGAGCGCCCGCAGCGAAAGAACGGCATCGTCGAGAAAACTGCCGCGCAAAAGGACAAGATTGACGCCCTGATGGAGCGCATCTGGGATCGAATTGTTTGCGGCCGGGACTGGAATTTCGCCAACTTCACCACGATCCACGCGATGGACCTGATCTGGGACGCCCCGTTCCGGCAGGTGAGTCCGACGCTGATTTCGTCCGTGTGCGCCAAGCACGGGAAGAACACTGAGGAGGTAAAGAGCGCCCTCAAGGGGCTGGGGCTGGATCTAGACTCGGTGCTCGTGCCGACAGACAAGCGCGACCCGAAGACGGGCGAATTGATTCAGGCCGTCAACGTCCCGAGCTTCTTTTCCGTCATGGTCCCGCTGGCGCGCGCCATGGCGACGTCCCGCCGGGCGCGGATGATCAACGACCGCAACCGCGATCCGTTCTTCGAATTCAAGGCGGCCACGCAGAGCAAGCTGAACCGCGTGCGCTGTGAGGTGCTCACCAGCCGCATCCAGGAGACATCCAAGGCGTACGACTACCTCGGCATCGTCAACCAGGCCGTGCTCCAGATGTTCCTTTACCCGACGGGCTGCCTGTTGTTCACGAAGGAGGAATATGATTCCTGCGAGCAAATGCGGCTCGACAAGGACGGCAAGGAGGATAAATACATCGTGCGCGAGGGCCTCCGCTATCACACGCCGCATCCAGCCCGGACGTATTGCGACATGGCGCACCCGATGCGCACGTTCAACACGGACACGGGCTGCGAGTTTGCCGGCCACTGGCAGGTCCTTCGCTATGGCGATATTTACGACAACGACGGGTTTTACAACAAGGACAAGATCAACATCGGCGGGCTGGGCTGGTTCAATTCATTCCCGTCCTTCTGGCAAACCGTTTACACCGGTTGCACCCTCAAGATTCCGAGCGTCGATTTCACGGGGAAACCCGAGGACCGGGAGGAGTTCATCTCGAATTCGTTTTACAGCGGCGACATGCGCGATCATTCCGTGATGCTGTGCGAGCATCGCGAGAAACTGATCCCGAAGGATTGGGGACTGGGCGATTACCCATACCCAATCTGGTGCCGGTTCGTCGTGGCCGGGGACGGCACGATCGTTTACGCGGCGCCCATGGGTTACACGCCCGTCTGCGTGTTCAAGGACAACGGCGACGACAAGCGCGTGGCTGATGCCTCGCTGGTGCTGCAGCTCGCTCCCTATCAGGACCAGCTCTCCAACCTGTTCACCCAGTTCCTGCTGGCTGTGAAACAGAATCTGGCGAATTTCACGATGGTGGACGGGGCCATCGTCGACGACGCGACGATCAAGAAGCTCACCAACGACGGGGAAACCTATTTCCGCGGGCTGAACATTTTCCGTTACGACAGCAAGACCTTGTTCCGATTGCAGGCCGACGCGCGGCAGGCCGTGATCTCACATCGTTTCGCGCCGATGGATATAAATGGCATTGTTTTGGCAATGAAATTGACCATCGACATGGCCGAGCGCGTGTTGCAGTTCAGCGCCCAGGAAGTCGCCCAGGCGGCGAGCCACGAGCAGACCAAGGCCGAAATCGATCACGTTGCCGCCTCGACAACGAACATCGTTGAATACACCGGGATCCCGCTCGACGCCGGCATGAACGCGATGGCGCACCAGAATTACGAGGCGCTGATGAACTACGGGCAGGATGAGTTCTACGCGCAGATCCCCAGCGACCACGAACTCACCGAGGAGCAGCTCACGGCTTTGGGCATCACGCAGGACGAGGACGACAAGGAAGAGACGCGCGACAAAAAGGTCCGCGTAAAGATCAAAAAGAAATCGGCGATGCAATTGGACAGCTTCGCCACCGTGCCGCCGACCAACAAGCGGCAGACCAACTGGGAAGCAGCCCAGGCGATTTCACAGTTTTACGCCACAATCCTCAACAATCCCGTGGTACAGATGGCGCTCGGGCCAAAGCAAATGGTCGAGATCGCCAATCAAATTGCCAAACTGGCCGGGTTGCACCTCGACGCCGACCTGCGCGATATGACCGCCGAGAACCAGAAGAAACAGGCAAGCGACCTGCTCAAACAGGCCGTTGATGCCGTTTTGGGCATTGTCCGAACCGAAACCAAGCAGGGTTTGGAGGTGATCATGTCCGAGATAAAAGACGTGACAATGAAGGTCGACGCGCTTACCAAGGCGTTCGCACAGCATGTTGCTTCAACTTCAAACCCGCTCGCTGGACCCGACGGAGGCGGCATCCCTCCAGTCATGGCTCCAGTCGCCCCAGTCGCTCCTGTTCCGGCAGTTGCTCCAAACCCAATGCTTGCTGGCGCAGTTTGAGGCAGGCCAGGAGGCCACGAAGTGCGCCAACCTGTCGGCCGAGGTCATGGCCGCGGCGCTCAAGGAACACGTCGAGGCGGCGGATCGATTTGAGCGGATGCTCGACTACATGGATTCGCTGAAGTCCGGAAAGGTCGAGCCGAAGCTTTTGGTCAACGCAACCCCTGAATCCCTACCGACATGATCCGAGACTAACCAACAAGCTCCCATTCCTTCCACTCAACGCACCTGAATAATCATGCCACGCCAATTTGCTGATGATAAGCCGAAGAAACCCACTGCGGACGACAAGGCCAAAGTCGAACCGAAGGTCGAAACACCCGCAGAGAAGCCGGTCGAAAAGGCCGAGGAGAAGAAGGCCACGCCGACCGCCGAGGAACTCGCGGCGCGCGCAGAGGAGATCTCGGCGTCGATGTTCCCAGTGCCTGGCAAAAAGAAGCCGGAAACGAAACCGCCCGTCGCTGACGAAAAGCCCAACGAACCCGAGGTTACAAAGGAAACGACCGAGAAACCACCGGAGGCGAAACCTGAGCCCGAGAAAAAGCCAGCGGCCAAGAAACCGCTCCCGCCACCAATCTCCGAAGCCGTAAAACCTGAGTCGCTTCAGGCTCCTGCAGCGCAACCGGAAGTCAAACCTCCGGTTACGACCGATCTCAACGAGGACGACGAGGAAACGCTTGCCGCCCTGGCCCGCATGGAGCGCGACGGCAAAGCCCCCCGCGGAATTGTTGATCGCACGAAACGCTTCTGGGCCGATGAAGCCGATTACATCGCCGCATGGGAAAAGGCCAACCCTGGCGCAGTTTTCGATCTCAACGATGAAACCCATGCCGAGTTCTACGATAAGAACGAGCCCCGGTACGACGAGCAGGAATTCAAGCGCGCGGCCAAACTGAACCTGAAGGAACAGAGCAAACGCGAGATCAAGGAGGAACTCAAAAAGGAGACCGAAGCCGAGACGTACGAGCGCGAGATGCGCGAGCACGTCCCCAAGAACGCCGCAGCAGTCAGCACCGCCCTCACAGAGATGGTTGCCGATGCCGGCTTCAAGGATTTGCTCAAAGACGGCAAACTCACGAAGGAAGTCGAAGCGGAGATCGACAAGGCCAGCCCTCACGCGCGCGCGATCCTGCATGAAGAAGCCCAGTTGCTCGCCGCGCAGATTTCCGAGGTCGACAAGCTCGAGCGCTTCGCCGGGAAGTACCAAATGGATCCGAATTTTTCCGTGAAGGTCGCCAGCGGTGCCTACGTGCAACCGCACCGGATGCTCGCCGATTTCGTTCAAAACCTGGAACGCGAGATCGCCGCGCTGCCACCGGAGGAGACCGCCCGCGACGGGAAACGCTTCGTCACCCAGGAGGAATTCATGCGCGAAGTCGACAAGATCAGGGCGTCGCCCGCGCCGCCCGCGGCCAAGTCGAAAGCGTTCGATGCGCTCTCCGCCGGCTACTACACGATCGGCTGGGAAGACATACGCGTGGCCCTCATTTCCCAGCACTCGACGCGCGCACGGGCCAAAATCGACACTTTTGGCGGAATCAAAAAGTCAGATCCAGTGTCTCAACCGGCAAAAACAAGTGCCGCAGCGACACCAGCGGCCACGCCCGAAACCAGAGCCGCTTTCAGGCCTCCGTCGGTCTCTTCGGCGTCCGATAACACGGACACGACAAAAAAGGCGCCGCATCAAAGCGGAAAAACTGCCGACGACGTTGCCAGAAGCATGTGGGGCTAAGAGAGTTGTTGCGAAAGCGCGAGGCAATTACGCCCGCCATTTCGCACAACTCTTATGGCCTTGCCTGACAACGTAGTCATCTCGGAGCGGTTCACAAAGCAGTGTTCCCCGGTCATCTCGACCAATTACGACACCTGCGGAACCGTCACCCGCGCAACCGTCGCGCATCTCACCCCGGCCGACCTGGACGCCATCTTCTCCCCGGGCGGTCTGTTCGCCGATCTCGACGCATGGTTCAAGCACTCCATCGAAATGAAGGCGTGCGGCGTACGCATCAACACGATGTACGACTGGATCATGGCCAACGCCGATCGCACCGAGTATCGCAACGCCGTGTCCGGCACCAAGGGCGTCAAAACCGAATCTCTCCTGCACCCGTTCATCCTCGGGTCACAGGAAACCGTCCTCAACCCGTCGTACTGGAAGGTTGTCGCTGGCGCCGCCGGCACGACCATTGAAGCCTCTGCCGGCATTCCGACCACCCTGGCCACCCAGTCTGGCGCCGGTACCACGACGTTCCTGAAACAAGGAGCTGTCGCTGGGGGAACGAATCCGGACTCGCAGACTACCGAGGACGGATCCACGGTCATCGCCTACAACACGACTGGCGTGCGCTGGATCCGGCTCACGAACCGTTTCGGCATCCCGGCCGACCCGGGCCTGTTCCTCCCGCGTAACACCATCCATCTGTTCACGCGCAGCGCGGCCGGTGTATCGCAGCACGGCCAATGGCGCATCCTCAACTCCGTCGCCGGCACAACGGCCGACGGCAACGCCGCGATCGACGTCGCCATTTACAACGAGAACGGCGGCAGCGCCGAAGCCTACGACACCACGCCCAGCTCGACGCTCGGCGGCGTCGTCGTGCCAGGCGTCAACAACGTCGATGACTACGAGAAATGGTGCCACAACCGCACCACGCTCGACCCGCGCAAGCGCGTGCTGTTCTGGGTGCAAACGTTCCGTAACTCGCGCTGCGTCGATTCCGAGTATCAGGCCGTGTTCAAAAAGCTCCTGATGACGAACCCGGCCTTCAAGGAATTCGGTGACCTCGATCTGGCCGAGCGCAATCGCCAGGACGAAGCCGCTGCCCAACGTGAGTTCGTCAACTCGTTCTTCTTCAACAAGCCGATCTCCGCCAACCAGACGCAGGCGCTCTGGCAGAACCTCGAGCCCATTTATTCCACGGAGGCCTCCGGGCTCACACTCGGCCTGGGCGGCAAGCTCATGGGCCGGCGCGCGAACTTCGTCGGCGTCAAGGAACAGCTCAGGGAGTGCGGTCGCGTGTTCGACCTCCAGAACCAGGCGCTGCGCATCGAGGAATGGCTGGACCTCAACTACAACATCAAACGCGCCCGCGAGACCGGCATGAACGGCAAGAAGGTCACGGACATCGACTGGTGGACCAATTCCCAGTTCCGCGCCCTGTTCCAACAGGCGTATGTCGAATACGCTGCGGCCAAGTGGGGTGCGCAGGCGCGCTGGGATTTCGAGTACAACAAGGTCAGCGAGGCTGGCATTCTGTTCGATTCCTACACGTTCCAGTATCCGTCTGGAATCCGGATCAACCTCTTGTCGAACGATTTCTTCGACGATTTCCTCGACCAGTTCTATGACCAGTCCATGACCAGCCGCGGCAATCTGATGCTCGCCCTGGACATCGGCAAGCCTGGCCCCAACGGCGGCACGATCTTTTACTCGCAGATCGCCGCCAACCGCATGACGACCCAGACCGCCACGATCGAACAAGCCGCGCGCCTGGACTCGACGCTGCGCTGCGTCATGAAAATGCCGTCGCTCGAACAGACGCTCATGTCTGAGAGCGGCACAGTCGTTGTGAGCTGTCCGTTACATTCTGCATGGATCGAAGGAATTTCTCTGGCGAAACCCACCGCAACGGGCAAATCCGCTGCGCCCACCTACACGGATCTCTACTGATCCCGAACGACATTTCACAGCCCGCTGGCGAACCCGGCGGGCTTTTTGTTTGCCGCTTGACAATTCGATCAGTGATCCGCAGCGTCGGCTCGCGTGAATTACTACAATGAGAATGATCCCAAGGCTGCTGCGTGGCTTCGGGAATTGATTCGCGCCGGGGAGATTTCAATGGGGGAAGTGGACGAGCGCAGTATAGTCGAAGTCAAAACTCATGAACTCAAAGGATATGCCCAATGCCATTGGTTTGCCGGAATTGGCGGTTGGTCTCTTGCCCTTCGACTTGCCAGATGGCCCGACGACAAGCCCGTCTGGACAGCCTCGCTCCCATGCCAACCATTCAGCACAGCCGGGGATCAGCGAGCGGAAGCGGACGAGCGCCACCTCTGGCCAGTGTTCGCCGAGCTTGTTCGGCACGGGCAGCCTTCAATCGCGTTTGGAGAGCAGGTTGCGAGCAAACTTGGACGTGAATGGCTCGCTGGAGTTCGAGATGATTTGGAAGGAATGGGGTATGAAGTCGGGGCTTCCGATCTGTGCGCTGCGAGCGTCGGAGCGCCGCACAGACGACAACGGCTCTACTGGGTGGCCCACTCCATCCGCGATCGACTCAGTTCGCGGGGTGGAGTCCAAGGAGGCGCGAAAGGCACGGGGATCACACACGGGCACGACGTTGAACGATGCGGCAGCAATGGCTCCCTGGCCGACGTGCAGCGCGCGGGATTACAAGAGCGGGGAGAGTATCAAGGAATTGACAAACTCCAGGCCGTTGAGCGAAACGGTTCTGCTGGCAGCGTGGCACACTCCGCATTGTCCTCGAAAGAACGACTCACAATTCAGCGCAAGCAGTTATCTGGATCGGCAGCTTGGAACGCGTTCGACGTCATCCACTGCCTCGACGGAAAAGCGCGGCGCGTTGAATCCGGAACATTCCCGCTGGCTCATGGGGTACCCGGCCGCGTGGGGCTCCTGCGGGGATACGGGAATAGCATCGTGCCGCAAATCGCGGAAGTCTTCATCCGTTCCTGTATCGAAGCCATAGGCATCTGAATCCGCCTTGCGTTCCCTCGTCTGTCGCGGTTACGGTGCGGCCATGATTCAGTATTTCAAGAAGTACTCGCCACAGCAGGCAATCATCTTCTCCGACGGCAGCGGTTTCAGGGGGTTCCAGCTTGTCAATAACGAGATCGGGATCCTAGCTACCGAGGACCCGCGCATCATCCGTGAGATTGAGGCGTGCATCGCCGGCCAGCGCGGCGGGGCGGAGAAGATCACGGGCGAGGAGTTTCTCGAACTACAGAGTCAAAAAAAAAGCAATTTACAAGCGCCCTGGAGAGAGGAGTGGCAGCCTCGCAAGCTTCCGCCCACAGCGTCAGGCGGCTCCCTAAACCCGCGGGCTGCTGTGGCCGCTGAACCGGCGCCGGCGCCGCGGGCCGTGCCGCCGGCGGATGCGGAGAAAAGTTTCAAGCCGAAGACGAGCAAAAGCAAATCGTGAAATCCACGAAAAAGAAATACGCCAACGAATCTCCCGAGGCTAGGGCGCATAGGTTCGCCAGGATGAAGGAGTATCGCGCAAAAAACCTTGAGAGATTGAGGCAGCATGATCGCCTTTATTATCGGAGAGTCCGCAGGGCGGACCCTGAAATCATCAAGCGGGATAACGAGAGGGGTAGAAAATACTATTACGCCCACAAGGAAGAGGTGCACGCTAGAACAAAGCGCTGGCAATCTAAAAATCGAGACAAAACCAATGCCTACACCCAGAAATGGGTGCGAAATAACAGGGAACGCCATAGAGCCACGAAGAATAAGCGCGAGCGACTGAAGCGATTGAACGATCCGCTTTACAGATTCATTTGCAGGATGCGGATTTCAGTGCATAAAAGGCTGGCTGATTTCAAACTCAGGAAGCGCAACAAATCTTCCGAATTGCACGGCTGCGACACGAAGACTTTGGTGGCATTCGTTGAGTCTCAGTTCGAGCCCGGAATGAGTTGGAAGAATAGGGGCAAGGCGTGGCATTTGGATCATGTCGTACCGCTGAAACTTTTCAATTTGGAGAATAAGGACGAACTGCTTGCTGCTTTTCACTTCAGCAACCTGCGTCCGACTTGGACGCTGGACAATCTGCGCAAAGGCTCCAGCATCCGCGCAGAGGTAATAAGAAGTCAGTTAACGCTGATTTCGCACAGTGGGTTGAAATCAAAAGCGGAGGAGCTTTTGGCGCAATGTTAAGTTACGCCCAATTCAGGACTCAAATTAGGCAAGAACTTTATCCTTTTCCGGGTGAGCCTAAGAGTCTTCGGCCAGCGCACGACAAGGCGTTTCTCGAGGCGATGATCGCGCTTCAGCGTTGGGTGCCAGAGTTGCGCGTCAACCATACGTCGGTATTTCCCGCGTGTTCGACGTACGTGCAGTGCGCGCTGTCGGTCGTCGAGGCACCGGTCGGTGAGATCAAGAAGGTTTACACGATCGCGGGCGGAGAGTGGTGCGACAAGGTTTACTATTCTTCGCGCGCGCACATGGAGGTGCTCAAATGGCAGCGCTGCCTGCTGACGCGGTTCACGTCCCCAGAGAACGCCGGAATGCCCGCGCTCCAGCAGGGATTCAGATTTTCGGAAGCTTCCACGGATTCCCCCGCGGGACGCGCGCGTGCGGGCATCTGGTCGATCAACCGCAAGCGGTTCCACCTGGCGCCTTGGCTTCAAAGCAATGAATCGCTGGTGATAGAGTGGGACGGCGAAAAGAAGGAATGGCTCGACGACGATGTTCTGGACCAGAACTACTTCGACGCCGAAGCGGCGGCCGTCGTGAAGCTTTACGTGCAGAAGTCGCACGAGCGGGATTTCGGGTGCGACATGGCCAAGATACGGATGCTGGAGCAGGACTACGGGCAGAAGCTCGGCGAACTCATGCACGGCTGGCGGGAGAAGACGCGCAACCAGGAGAACACGGACGCCGAGGAATTGAACGTGTGCTCGCCGACGAGTGCGGATCTCGCGGACGATGCACCTATGGTTCCCACTGATCAGACGATTGTCGCCTACATAGCGGACATTGACGGCGGCGCCGCCACTGTCGAAGTGGCGAACTTGGTGAAGTCGTGGGGCCCGGCTTATATCGTGAGCGGCGGCGACAATTGGTACGGCAGCGCGATTACGAAGGAAGCTTTGGACGCCTCAGTCGGTCCCAGTTACGGAGATTACATTTTCCCCTACTTGGGCACGCTGGCCACCGGGGCAGAACGGACGAACGCATTCTTTCCGGCTGTAGGTGATCATGACCGGGATCCCGTCGGCCGGCTGCCGGTGTTCCTGAACTATTTCAACCTGCACAAGCCGTATTACGATTTCGTCCAGGGGCACGTTCACTGGTTCATCGTGGACAACGGGCTGAACCAGGCTGACGTGCTCGTCCAGGCGGACGGGAACACGTCCACCAGCGTGCAGGGCGAGGCGTTCAGGCTGAAAATGGCTCTTTCGACGGCGCGCTGGAAGATTGTCGTCATTGGGGCGCCACCCCATTCTTCCATCAAGGAGAGCAACACGGCATACGCTGCGCTGCGCTGGCCCTACAAGGCGTGGGGCGCGGATTTGGTGCTGACCGGCGACGATCACCTTTACGAGCGCCTACTGGCACCCGAGGGCTATCCGCTCATCGTAGCCGGCTGGAGCGGCCGGGCGCTGGTAGCCAGCGGTTCACCGATCCCCTACAGCCTCGTGCAGTATGACGCGGATTTCGGGGCGCTGAAGATCACCGTGTCGTGCGACGAGTTCAAGGTCGAGGCGATCAACCGGGTTGGGGTGCTCATCGACACGCTTTTGTTGACTAAACCATGATCGACATCCCCAAATTTGAGGACGACGGCACCGGTTACCCGAAGGTAAAACCTTGCTGGATTCCTTCGCAGATCCCGCACACGATCAAGGCGACGCTTGTTTGTCCGAACGGGCACCACGGCAGCATCGTTTCGCATGAAATCGCCGCCGACGGAACCGTTACTCCATCCTGCGTCTGCCCGCGTGAGGGCTGCACTTTTCACGAGCACGTTCGATTTCTGGATTGGAAGCCATGAAACGCCGTTCATTTTTCAGCCGGATTGCAGGGTTCGTCGCCGCTGTGGCGATTGCGCCAGAAATTGCGTTTCGGTCGAAGTTGCCACTTCCGGGTGCGGCGCATTTGCAGTTGGAATCCGTCCAAGTGGCATTTTGGACACAGGACGCTCGCTATTCGAGATGCGTGGATCCTGAATACGAGAAACTTCTCCGTAATCTGGAGAGCCGACCAACATCAGCCCTTAACGTGCCGAACATGTTCGATTTCCTGAAAGAGCACACCAAGGCATGAAGTTCGACCAACTCGACAACCAGCCGTGCCTGCTCCCCCAGGTGAACGAGGAATCGTGTGAAAGCACGAGGCTACCGGTCCAGGAGGGGCGCCTCGAGCTGCGTCCCGAGGTTGCCGTCGTGGCAGTTCTGGGCACCGTACAATATCGAACCTTCCTGATCGCCAACGGCGTCGAACGCGAGGTCACATCCGGGCTCAGCTATCGCTCTGGCAGCACCGTAATCGCAGTCATCGGCGCCATCGGCGGCAACGCCACGGGCATCTCGGTCGGCATAGTCACGATCTCGGTCGAATGGCAGGGCCTCGAGGCGTTCGCCCAGCTTCAGGTCGTTGACTCCTGCGACAACATTTCGAACGGGCTGGAGATCGTCATCGACAACTCGGAGTCGATGAATCAGGCGTTTGGCGCGCCATACGGCACCAAGCTTGATTTCGCGAAGTTCCTCGCCAAACAGTTCGCCGGAGAGGTCGACGTGCGCAAGGACATCGTTGGGCTGACCACGTTCGCCGTGTCGGGCCAGGTTGTGGCGCCTTTGACGGCCGATAACATCGCCGTCGGGACCGCCATCATGGGTGTCGGCTTCGTTCCGGAGCAGACAGACATCCATGCGGGGCTCGAAACGGCCATCGCGGAACTCGCCGCGGCGAACGTCGACCGCCGCGTTATCCTGCTGATCACGGACGGCCAGCATAACGACGACATCGAGCCGCTGCAGACAGCCCTCCAGTTCCGGTCCGGCGGCGGGGTTCTCATCGTCATTGGCCTGCGCGCCGGCCTGGAGGCGTTCATGCGCCTAGAGAAACTCGCCAACGGCGGTTTCTTCATCTCGGCCTACGACGGGCCCACCGCGGAGGACGCCAAACGTTACGTGAGCGGGTTGAAAGGCTACCTGTGCGCTGGCAACTGTTGCCCGGAAGGTGACGTCATCGTTGGCCAGGGCAGGCTCGACTACGAGGATTGGCTCAACTGGGATAACATCGGAAACGTCGACCTGATTGGGAACGGATTTTACGATCTTATCCCAGGGCACGGTCTATTCGTGGATCTCGTGGGAAGCTCGGCGCCATGGCAGGGCGGGTTGATCAGCAAGAAATCGTTCACGTTCCAAAACGGCGTCAACTACAAGCTGAGTTACAAACTGGCCGGCAATCAGCGCGCGGACGCCACGGGCTACTCGGTCAAGGTCAATGCCGGCAGCGTCGCGACCGCCACGCACGCGATGAACGATTGGCGCCAGGACTTTACGACCTACGACTTGAGTTTCGTGGGCGATGGCACTTCCGGCCAACTGATCTTCATCCAGGAAACGGTCTCGCCTGCGCCGGCGGCTCAAGCCTTCGGGGTTTTGCTTGATGACGTCACGCTCATCAACGATGACACGGACGAAATTCTGTTCACCGAAAGTTTCGACAACGAGAATCTGACTTACGTGCCGCCCGCTTGCGGCATGGGCACAGTCTACGGACAGGGTTACGGTGGCGGTTACGCCTACGGGACGTGCTGCTACGGTTACGGGTGCCTGGCTGAACCGGTCAAACAGCAGAACCCGGATCCCATGCCGCCAACGGATCCCGAGACGGAGCCCGATCCGTTCTGGATCAGCACGCAGTCCTACACGGCAAGCTGCCCCGTTGGAACCACGGGCGCCGACGTGACACGCTCGGCGAGCTACAAGAGTTTCATCAGCGCGGCCGATGCCAACGCAAAAGCCCTGGCGCTGGCTCAGACCGCAGCCGAGGCGGCGCTGAACTGTGTGAGCCCGCCCGTCAACGGCGATCTCATCAACATGCACGCCATCCGCGGCAGGCATACGACAAAGATAGGCTTTGCCGCATTCGGAAAGACGTCCGGCGACGTCTGGAACGCATGGAGCGCCTCCGATTACAACAACGATACCCTGTTGAAATCGGACGGGACCGCCTCCTTCGTCACCATCCGAAAGTGTGAAGTCGGCGATTTCACGCAAACGGAACTCGGCGCGGTCAATTTCGATGTGTCGCTCGACCATCCGGACGCCATGTACAAGATGGGCCAGGCGTTCTATCGCAACGATTCAATCACGCCGAAGGACGAGGCGCTGTTCTTCGACGGATTACCCGAGGGCAATTATGAGGTCTACGTTTACGGCCACGGCGCTGACAACGCGCTGCAGGTCGGCCATTACCAGGTTCGCACCGGTAAACTCACAGGAGATCTGGCATCTGGATTCGTGCTCGATCCTTTCACCAACACCGTTTACCCAACGCTCGACACGTCGAACACGGACAGCTACCTCGACACCGCCTGGGCCGAAAACGTCCAGTTCGTGAAATACTCAGTCACGATCGGCGCAGGGCAGACCGGCATCTGCATCATTTCCGCCAGCGCATCCGGCGTGGATCCCGGGCGAATCAGCGTGCTCATGGGCGTGCAGATTCACCGCTTGACATAAACGGTTCAATCGGGTTTTCTACGGTCATGCGTTTAGAGCCGCAATGGTCCCTCCAAACACTTTGCACCCGCTGCCGTCTGGCGGCGATTTCAAATCAGCCGCGCTCTAACGTTCGGGAGTCGGGTGCTTTTCCAAATGCGCAGAACGGTTTGGTTTGGTATGGCAAGCCCTCTGGCGCATTACTCCAAAACACATGAAGACAGCAGAAAAAAAGCTCACTGCCATCGGCGGCGAGTCACCAACGAACGGCGCACAGCATGGGATCGAACTTCAAATTCCATTCCGATGCGAAGTGACGGTTGAAGGTGTTGCTCCAATTCTTTTCCACGCGTGGAACGTGGAGAGCGTCGATTCAAAATCAAAAGCCAAAAAAGGCTCTGCCGAAAAGAAAAGTGACGACGTGGAAAGCTACGTTTACCGGAATGATGAAAAGGAGGTTTGCATTCCAGGCGAGTATTTACGAGGCGCGATCGTAAATGCTGCAAAATTCCAACAAGATCCTCGCAGCCCAAGGAAGTCGGCTGCTGATCTTTTCAAGGCCGCGATCGTCTCGCTGACGCCGCTCGCTTCCTTGGGGGCAAAGGATTGGGATTATTTGGACAAGAGAAGGGTCACAATCCAGCGAAACGCGATAACACGCTGTCGCCCTGCGATGCGCGAGGGCTGGTCTGCAAAATTTATCCTCATGGTGAATTTGCCGGAGTACGTAGGTCAGGAACTTTTGAACGCTACCATCCAGCAGGCCGGAAAGCTGATTGGTCTTGGTGACTTTCGTCCGAGTTTCGGGCGATTCATCGTCACACGGTTTGTCGTGTTGAACGATTAATTCGGTGTCGGTGTGGTTGGGCAAGGCTCGGCGTGTTGAGGCTTGGTGCGGTGGCATCGAGATGTGGCCATGCAAGGTGTGGTTCGGTCAGCCGTGGCGCGGTCAGGTTCGGTCAGGCGCGGTTTGGTCCACTACGGTTTGGCCGGGTGGGGTGAGGCGCGTTCAGGTAAGCATGGGCGAGCTACGGTACGGTCTGGTTCGGGACTCGAAAGAGTCCGGTCGGGTGAGGTCGGGCGGGGTATGGCAGGGTGAGCTATGGCACGGTGGGTTTGGGTAGGATTGAGTCGGGTAAGGCAAGGCGGGCATGGGTATGGTACGGTTCGGGCGCGAAAGCGCCGGTATGGTTTGCTATGGCGGGGCCGGGCGTGGCCAGGTGAGGTTCGGCGGGGTGTGGTAATCCCAGGCACGGTCGGACGTGGTAAGCTTCCGCGCGGTGCGGTTCGCAATGGCAAGCTATGGTTTGGTGGCGGGGCGTTGCCTCTTGACAAAGGCTTCGCCCCGCCTTCAGCATCAAGATTCCAGATGACAGCAACTTTTAAACACAGCGGCGACCTGGGCGATATTATTTACAGCCTTCCGACAGTTAGGCATTTTGGTGGTGGGGATTTTTGGATCGCGGCTTCAAACTTCACGAGGGTTGAACTGACGCCAAACAACTGGCATGGCATTGACCGTTTGTTAGCCCGCCAACCGTATATAAGAAGCGTTCGCTCATATCGAATGGGAGAGTACGCGGTTTTCAATTTGGACTCGTTTCGCGGCCCGCTGAATCTTGCGCTTCGAAAACATGAGCAGATGGACAAGAGCCTCTGCGATTGGGTTTTGGAGACCCACAACGTTCCCCTGACCGCGAAGGAGACCGCATGGCTCACCGTCGAGCCGAAGACCGTTGCTCCGGTCGTCATTAACCGCACGGGCGCAGGACGGACGCGCAACGCCTGCTATCACAATTTCAAATTTCCGTGGCACAAAGTCTGGAAGAAATACGGACGTGACGCGGTGTTCATCGGGACGTGGGCAGAGTACGAGATGTTTTGCGGATCGTGCGGCGAGGTGCCGTATCACGAGACGAAGGATCTGCTCGAGGCCGCGCAGGTGATTGCCGGCGCCAAACTGTTCGTAGGGAACCAGAGCGTCTGCCACGCGATTGCCCAGGGCTTGTTTCAGCGTGTCCTGCTCGAAGTCTGGGTTGAGGGCGCCAATTCGACGTTCCTGCGTGAAGGCGTGACGAATGGTTTCGATGAGAAGGTGGAGTTGCCTGAAATATGAAGGAGAAAACCGTTCTCGTTACTGGTTGCTTCGACGTGCTCCACCGCGGGCATATTGAGCTTTTGTATATCGCCGCCGAACACGGAAAAGTCGTTGTGGGCATCAATGACGACGAGAGTGTTCAAAAACTCAAGGGACCGAAAAGGCCCGTGAATAATGAGGTGGACAGGCTGTTTCTGATAGAAGCACTTGGCAGCGTGACCTACGGGTTCATCATTTTCGACGTGAAAGTGGACAAGGCGATCATGGACATCAAGCCGGACATTTGGATGAAAGGCGGCGATTACACGATGGAAACTCTGAACAAGGACGAGGTTGAGGCTGCGCGGAATGTTGGAGCGGAGATCATCATTATTCCAACGTGCAAGGGCTATTCGACAACCGAGACACTCAAGAAACTGGAGGCAGAATGAGCGAAACAGCCAAACACCGCGATCAGGTCGCGGAATTCACTGTGGGCAACGGCGTGGACCTTGGATCATCCGGGGACGGGATCGTGCCATGGGCAATCCAGGTTGACCTGCCGACCGACGAATATCTCCGATACAACCCAAAGCGCCCGCAGGATGCGATACACTGGCGCGGCAGCGCGCTTCACCTGCCGTTTCAGGATCGGGTGCTCGACTTCGTCCATTCGTCGCATCTCCTCGAGGACTTCGAAGACTGGGGCCCGATACTCAAGGAATGGGACCGGGTGCTGAAGATCGGCGGTTACATGATCATCGCCGTGCCGGACCATGCTCGGTTCCGCGCGGCCGTCGCCCGCGGGCAGGGGGACAATCTCAATCACAAGCACGAATCGCACGTCGGAGAGCTGCCGAAGTATCTGCACACTTACAAAACACTCATCGACAGGTTTGTGAGCAGTGATCCAAACGAGTATTCGATCCTCTATGTCGGCGTCAAAAATCCTGTATGAAAGCACAAGTTATCACCGTCTCTAGCCACGATCCCGTCCAGTCCTATTATCACTTCGGCGCCTTCAAAAAGAGCCTGGCGAGGTTCGGCGTGGAGCCGACCATCCTCGGCCCGGGCGAGCCGTGGCGAGGGCTGATGACCAAACCGCGGCTTCTGCAGAAGTTTTTGAGCGAGAGCCGGCATAAAAGCGACAACATTATCGTGACCGATGCCTGGGACATCATTTTCACCGCGCATCCCGACGAGGTGTGGGCGGCGAAGGAATTCGATGCGCCGGACGCCGTGATGTTCAACGCCGAGATGGGTTGCTTCCCGCGGGCTGATCTGGCTGACAGGTTCCCTGACCCGGGCACCCCTTACCGATTCCCGAACTCAGGGTTCATGGCCGGCACGGCGAGCCAAATCCTTGCCATCCTCGACAGCATGAACCTGAACGCCATTCGAGATGACACGCAGGAGCCCGACGGCTCATGGTTCAACCCGAACGATCAGGAGTATTACACGCTGGCGTTCCTCCAGCAGCCGGTGAAGATGGTTCTGGATACGCACGCGCGCGTTTGTCAGTCATTCTCTGGAAGTGCGCTCAGCGATTACGTCCTAGTCGATGAGGGTCGCGTCACAAACAAGCGTACGGGTTGCAAACCACTCGTTTGGCATTTCAACGGGAACTCGAAGAACGACATTTTGCCTGAACTCCTGAAGCACAACCACCTTGCATGAACCTCCTCACGCTCACTGGTAAAATCAACGTCCAGGGCTTCCTCCACGAAGCCGA